TTTTTCATTCTCTGCTAAGTCAAATGTAACGCTTTGTTCTTCATCTAAAACTTTAAACTTCTTTTCGCTATTGATTCCAGAAAAGTGAACAAAGACATCTTTGGAATTATCATCAGGACGGATAAATCCATATCCTCTTACCTTGCTAAACCAAAGAACTTTACCTTGCATCTATATCTCTCCTGAATGTTATCTTAATAGAGGAGGGTGGTCAATCCCTCCCCAAGTTATTTTAAGACCTTCATGCAGAACAATTAAGTTCCAGCATTAATGATTTTGCCTTGGAACGCCTCACAAGTCATTTGTAATACTGTGAACTCACAAATGATTGTTCGGTATGCAGTCTGCAACAATGCCAAATCAATTGAACTGATAGGCATTAAATCGCACATCTGCAAAGCATTACCATCGTCAAGAACGGTTTTATCGTCAATGATAATGATGTTGCCAGTTGCTCCAGTATTCGGCAGAAAACGAGAACCGATAATGTCAATGGTTCCGAATGGGGAAACCCATTTGGTAACTGCAACGCCAGCAGGAACATCAGCTAACGCACCAGCACCGCTTTGGAACAATCTGTAATAGGAAGAAAGAATCAAATCGCTAAAGCGTTGATTATCTCTATATGACATGATTGCTGCCTGAGGTTTACCACCAACGAGTGCAATTTTCTTCATTAGGTTCGTTACCTGAGCTAATGTGAAAGCTGCCCCACCTGCATCTTCGGTATTCGTTGTAATCTGCTTCAACAACCCATCAAACTGCAAAGGATTAGCGGAAGAATCTCCGTTGATGATTGCCCACTCCTCGATTAGAGCAGTGTTAACCATCTTAATCTTTGTTTGCAATTTTTTGACATCAGCATAAGTTGCACCTGCCATTTGGTCGAAGAATGATACAACAATCATATCACCTAACGATGTATATGGAGCTGACTTATACTTATACGATGCTTGGGTAGCATTAGGCAATCCGCCTCTCTCAAAGAAAGCATTTGAAGGGGCTGTTCCTAAGAACAATCCTTCAGTGGCTGAGGTTGGAACAAGTTGATACCAAGCATGAGCTTTACCGTTACCCTGAATACGATTTAAACGATTTCGCACAGGTGTATCTGTAGGAGCCATGATTGCTAATTCAGCTTGTAAATCTTCTCTAACTAAAAGCAGACCTTCAACATCAATACTGCCAATTGCTTTTTGGATATCGCCAATTGCCTTGTCTATTGCTTGTGGATTAAAAAACATAGTTTAGTTTCCTCCTTTCTCGTAGTATTTGGAAGCTATTATTTAGATAGCTTCTCTTCTAACATCCGCTCAGCCACACGCTTGCAGAATGTATCTTCTTCAGAAGTAAGCTCTTTACCGCTTTTTCTCATAGAGCTTGCCTTCTCAATGTCTTTTGATAACTCGTCTGTGAAAGTTCCTTCTTTCTTTTCGAGTTTAACTTGCTGATACTTTTCAACTTTTTGTGGTTTGTCGCCAGCCTTTGCTTCTTTGCGAGGCAAAGGTTCTTTTTCCATTTTAGCGATTTTGTTTCGAAGCTCTGCATTCTCTTTCTTTAGTGGTTCAAGAATGGCATGAACTTTTCTCATGCTAACTAATCCCATCTTCTTAACGATAGGTTTAACTGTTTTAGCACAGCATGTCTTTTCATCTTCTTTGACAGGAAGTTCTGCTTCCATTTCTTCTGCTTCTTCCTCATCCTTAACAGGAACTTCTTCTTCAAGCTCAGCATCTTCTTTAACAGGAAGCTCTTCTTCTTCGGCAAGAGTCTTATCTTTCTCTTCGATAACTGGCTCTTCAGGAGAAACAACTTCTTCCTCGACATCTTCTACAGCTTCAGCTTCTGCTTCTGCTTGTTCTGCTTGTAACAATGAAGCTAAAAGGTCAATCATCCTGTCTAGTTTAGCCTCGAGTGGACTAACTGGAGCTTCTTCTTCTTTAGGAACTTCAGGAACAACAACATCCGCTGTTGCTTCATCTTCAACCCCAGTATTCTCTATCATCGCACTTGGGTTAACTTCGTCCGCAGGTTTATCATGGGTTAGCGTTACTGTTTTCTTTTGCGGTTCGTCAGTAATCGTAACCTGTTTCTCTACTTTCTTGGACACTTCAGCACCTCCTTGTGATATCTTTTTAGTTATACAATACGGACATTCTGTTTCTATGTGTTTCTTACCCAACACAAATAACGCTGTCTCATGAATGCGTTCTTTTTCTTTGTCACTAAGCTCATCTGCTTTTGACATCTTGCGTATCATGTTTACAGCATGAGTCTTATCAGGCATCGGATAAGAACGATGTTTGATAAGTGTGTTGCCTTCTTCGATTACTTTTATTAAACCGAAATTCTCATCTGGCAAGTCTTCCAAATCTTGCTTAGATAAAACTCTTTTCGCAAGAAGAAAAGCTTTCTCCATCACTTTAGATGATTCATCTCGGAGAGGGTCATCTGAAATCGTAACGGTGTGAACTGATGTGTCTCTTTTAACTGTTTGAAATTTGCAGGCAGGATTAGCAGGACGGTCAACAACAGATATTTCGTTGAGTAGATATTTGGTGACACGATTAACGGTTTTACCTGAAGCCTTATCCATCTCAAGCTTTCGGTCTAGCACTTCACCGCCTATTGAAAATCCTTTGTAGACACCTTCCTTGCATTTCTCCCAAGCTTGGTCGTCTATAATTTTAGCACCAATATAAAGTTCTTGGTTGTTATCCCTTAACTCCAAGATAGGTGCTGTTCCAACTGCACTGGGTTTGTGCATCTCTCGAATGTTTCGCCATTCGGAATAATCTTTCAACGCATCTTTCGTGGCGTTGTAATCAACGATTTCATTCTGATTATCAAGTTTCGAGCAAGTGGCTACGCCATAAACCATCCTCAGCTCTTCGTTAAGTTTGCTAATCGGAACAAACATGTTCATCTTTGTATCCATCAAGCCTCCTTTAGCCATCTTTCCATATTTAGAACCAAGATAACCCATATATGCTCTATTGGCTTTTTCTTTTGAATCGTAAATACATTCTCCTGAACCGATTCGATACTTTCCGTTAGAACATTTTATTACAGGCATCTAAAGCTCCTTACTATTATTAGCTTCTGTTTAACCTTTTGTCAACACTATTTAGGGACAATTTTTCCATTACGAATATCGTATCGTCTTGAATCGTAATTCCCCTCGAACTTATCTTTCCCATGAGTATGAACAACAAAAGTATTTTCTCCTGTTCGTTCTACTTTTTTCATATCTGGAATTCCCATCTTATCTTGTTGCCTTCTACGATTTTCAAAACTCACAACAAACCTCCTTTGTCTATATTATTTAATTAAGGATTTGCCAATCAGCACTTGAACTTGTCCCTGATGCAACATAAACTTTTAAGGCTGATGTATCTACATAAATATCTCCGATAGCAGTAGGCGTTGATGACGGAGCAGTCGCTCCAGAAGTTACAGAAGCAACTCCATTAACACCACTATATCCTGACGCACCATCGACACCACTGTAGCCACTAAAACCACTGTAGCCACTATAACCTGAAGCACCATCAATGCCTGAATAACCGCTGGCACCATCTAACCCACTATACCCTGATGCTCCGTCAATTCCTGAATATCCTGATACTCCGTCTAGTCCTGAATAACCTGAAAAACCAGAGTATCCAGATATACCTGACTGTGCTGTTCCATCAATTCCAGAATATCCAGAATAACCAGAGATTCCTGATGCACCATCTGCACCAGTTGCTCCGCTATAACCCGATGCCCCATCTGCACCCGTAGCTCCTGAATAACCTGAAGCTCCATCTGCACCTGAGTAACCTGAATATCCCGATACTCCTGATTGAGCAGTTCCATCTATACCAGAATATCCTGATGCTCCAGAATATCCTGAGTATCCAGACTCCCCAGAATAACCAGAACCTGCTGGTGTAGGTAGTGTGCCTGCCTGAATCTGTTTTGCAAATTCGTATAGGTCTCCATTATCAAGGGCTTCTTTTACGATATTAGGTATTGTCATTCTCTTCCTCCTGTTTAGATTCTCTTATCTTTTTAAGTCTTTCCGCTTCTTCTGCCAACAAACTTAATAATATATTTATTCTTATCTCATCAGACTTTAATTTCCCTGACATCTTCTTTGTTCGGATTAACTGATTTGTCATCAATGTATAAGTCCACATCTGGCTTACCTTGCCTTTGCCAAACTTCGTCATACGGCACTTGGTTTTCTTTTAACCAAACATTTATCCCATGAAGGATAGAAGGATTCTCTGTGATGCCAGAAGTATAAACGATAATGTGATAACCATTAGCCTTCATCTCTTGCAACTTTGCTCTCAGGTCTCCATTAACTTTATTATCAATCATGAGCGTCCCGTGATAGTCAACGGCAACTCTCTTCTGTTGTCCATCAACATTTACCTTAGTCATCTTCTCAGAAAAAAGAGAAGAAAACACTTCTTCCATCGCCCTGTCCTCTGCTCTATGCTCCTCAGTCTTTACTTCTTTAATTCCATACACGCCACCCTCGGGTGCAGGAGCAGGTTCAAATAATTCACCGCATCTACAATTGCCATCACAATCATTGTTTCCGAATATCTCTTGAAACTCATCATTTGACAGCCATTTTCCATCTAACCTTCTGCATCCATCGCATTCTCTGTCATCGCCAGTAGCACGCCAATATCCTCCCCCGAAATCTTCTTTTGTTTCATCAATCATCCCTGCAATTAAAGCATTAGACAAACCAGCAACAGCATAGAGTCCTAACCGATGTTCTTTTGTTTCCATTACATCATTAAACGCATTATCAAATTCATTCGGGTCAGCATAGTCTCGGACTGACTCCACCATTCCTGTTGGTGTCAGAACAAACAGAATATCCTGATATTCATCCACGAGGTTGTCCATAAAATTATCTAAGTAGGCATCATTCTCTTGTATAAGTTGCTGTATTTTCTCTTTATCTTTTTGTTTTAGCTTTGCGTCGTAAACTCTATCAGTAGCATAAGAACCTTTCTGTCTTCCTAAGCCATATGCACTTGTTAAGTGTTCTTTGGCTTTATAAGAAAGGCTGTCTTTTAATCGGTCTAAGCGAGATATGATTTGGGAACGGATTTCTTGCGGATTTTTTATTGCAGGCTTGAAGGGATTAAGGATGGACTTCTCGCTTAGCTTTGAAATAGAATCTTTTTTTGTTAGGGTTGAGTCAAGTTTTTCATTGATAAAATCGAATTTCTTGCTATCCACTTCCTGTAAAGACTTCGGAGAAACTTTATAATACAAGAAACATTCTGCCCAGTCTTCTTTAGGATTAAATCTTGAGTAAATGCTTATGAACGCATCATCTCTATGCGTATATACAGGTGAATAAACAACAGAACCATCTGCTCTTGTCTTTTCTCCAACAACATATTGGTTCATATCTCCTGTGAGTTCTTCTCTTCGCAGAAACTTTGACAACATTTGCCATGACCTTCGTTCTTCCTCTGTCAATGAACAATGCCAATAAGCATGAGCAAACTCATGAATAAATGTTTTGTTTATCTCGCTTATCTCTACCTCTCCTATGCGTATAGTTCCATGCTGTTTCATATACTCTGGATTGAGTTCGATAATGTTCTTCCTGCTGTCATAACGAGCATTAACAAGGATAGAAGGATTAGAAACAATAGCGTCTAGGATAGAAAGGTTCAAATTATGTTTATTTGCAAGTTCTACAAAGTTCTTCTTGTCCTTAAAAGGTATCTTCGCTATGCGGTCAATCGTTTGAAGATTATTGTAGTCCATTTTTTTAATATCTTTTATCTGATTCTTAATCCCTGCAAGAATTCTTTTTGTTCT